TCAGAAAGATTAACTGTAGCAATCTTAAAACCGACCTTGTTATTTAGAAAAATTGCCATGATTATTCTTCTTCCTTTTTAGTAGTTACTGGCTTTGGTGCTGTGGTGATCTGACCAATCTTCTTCAAGAAGGCTAGATCCTCTGGTGTTAGGTCTGACATATTAACTCCAACTTGTTAGGATTGATACGGACATCTCGCAGCTGAGCAGATCACCTGATGCAGCATTGAGAATGCTTGGGGCAGATATACTGCCTACATTATAGGTCAAAGAACTAGCGGCAAGTAAATTAAACACTCGAACCACATTAGTTTCAATGCCGTTTAGATTGCCTTCGTTATCAAATAAAGGCACAGTAATAATAATCTTAAAGTTAGCCAATGCGCTTACTGTATTGCGCGAGTTATTGCTAGGCGCAAGATAAGGATCGTCCGGGCTTACGATTACAGAATTTGCGAGAACTACGCTTGGCGGAAACGCGAATGTGCTCCAAAGTGAGTTATCAACTAACGCGGTTGCTAGCGTAGTTCGAAGAGTAGTAACTGATGATGGCATCAGCCCACCATTGAGCGTGGGTCGAGCGCGTGCGTGATCAATCCTCTAACCTTAGCGATAAGGTGAGGGCTGGAAATCGACAGAATTAGAACCAGTTAAAGTGCTGGTTCTTGCTTGCCAGATCTCTACAGCTATCATGAGAGCCGCATTCTGGACTGCTTCATCAAGAGTCCAGTCTGTGTAAGTCTCGCCTGTTACTGTGCCAAAAGGTTCAATAGGATGCTTAGGCTGTTCGACTGTGTGAGTCGTAGTTACTGAAATTGAATAATTACCAACTGCTGTAATTGTTTTAGATCCATTGTATTTAGTACCTGAATTGGCAATAGTTACAGTCTGTCCTACATAAAAAATCTCTGTTACTGGAATGTCAAAATATAAAGTTCCTTCGCCTACGATATTGCTATGCGCTACAGCGAACCACTTAGGAGCCCATAACATCGGAATAAGAACTGCATCTGAAGCATCTGCAACAGATTGCAAGGTGGCATCGCTATAAAGTGTGCCGACTCCTAGAGTTGATCTAAGTTCAGCTACTGTTGTGAGTGCCATTCCCATTCCTTTCTAAAGACCAAGAGGGGGCAAGGGCTATGCCCCCTCTTAGCGACTTAGGGTATTACTTACGCAGCGTTGTTGAAGCGGAAAGCTCCAGCACCAATCTTTGTAGCGATTGCGCCGTATCCGTAGTAGCCAACTTCAACTTGACCAGTACCAACCTTGTCGGCACGAAGTTGTAGGCGATTTGATTCATACCATGTGTATGAATCGCGATTCACAACGATGATTGAGTTGTCTGCTACTCCTGTGATTGTGTAATCAACATAGAGATCAAGACCCAGTAATGAACCACGAAGTGATTGTGATACTGAACCAGCAGCATTTTGTGGCTGTGATGCAATGAATAGAGGGCGGTTTGAAGAATCCACCATTCCCATAATATTTGACCATTGTGTAGGTGAGACGATTACACCTGTTGCAAACTTAAATGTGTTTGAGTAGATGCTGTCAGATGCGCGAGCAATAAAGCCAGCCATTTCAGCGCCATCCCAAGGAAGTGTAATTGCTGTTGCATCTGCTGTACCACCAGTGGCAAGAGCAGCGTTTACTGCTGTGTTAGTTGCCTTTGAATATGCATCGGCCATCAATGATTGCAATTCTGCGAAGAACGCAGGAGATGTGCGGTCAAGGACTTCAACATCGAATAATTGCATTCCAGCATACTTCTTAACAGTTACATCAAGGTATTCAATTTCAACCTGAGTATCTGAGAACGCACCCTTTTCTGCAGCTACAGCCACAGTAGGAACTGCTTTTACGCGAGGAATCTGGAACTTCATACCGGCATCTGGAAGTGTGCCAGTTGAAATTGCATCAATAGCAGGGCGACCTGCTGTAGATTTTCCGTTAATGATTTCTGTTAGCTGACGTGTTGGTACAAGACCAGCAACTTCGGTTGTTGTTGTATCTGATGCAGCGCGTAGGTACTGACGAGCATTCTCGTCACCAAGTTGTGCGCGGATAGAGTTTTCAAGATATACCTCGTTAGATAAATTGATACGAGGATTTGTGTAATGCATAGCAGTTACAGTCTTACGAGCAGCTTCAACTGCTGCTGGCTCTACTGGTGCTGCAACTGTCTCTGGAGTGTTCTCCACAGCTGTCTCGCTTTCTGTTGGTTGGGTTGTTTCATCAATAACATCTTTGACAATGTTAAGCAAAGTCTCAAGTGTTTTTGTTTCTTCAGGTGCTGTCGCTAATTGCTCGATAGCAATTTGGATTGTTTCTTTTGCTGCATCTGTTCCTTCTGATCCTGAAATCTCTAACACTTGAGCAGACTTGAATGCTGCTTCTGTTACTAGAGAAACTTCTTTTAATTTAGCTGCTGTTACTACTGTGTAACCATTGCGTGAAGGCTTTTGCTTAATGATTTCTGCTCCAATGCTCAATCCTGAAACCAATCCTTCGCTTGCCATAATCAAAGCATCTGTCCCGGACTGTGAACGGCTTAACTTAAAGGTGGCATAGATACCATCTTTTCTTTCTTCTGCTGAAACCATTACACCGACAGGCTTTTTCATGTCGTGCTGTGACAGAAGTTTGATCTTTGTTGGGTCTGCAATCTCGACAGATCCAGCTTCAAAAACATAAGCACCAAGATTGGTATTGCCAACCTCGCCTGTTCCCATTGGCACAATTTTGCCTGAGATTTCTCTGCGATCTTCACTGCACTGGATTGAAGATGCTTCAATGTATAAGGTTTCCATTATTTTTCCATTCCGTTGGGAGTCATATCTTCCATTTCCATAGCTTGCTCTGTAGTAATTAGACCAAGCGCCAGCATCTTTTCAAGTACCAACAAGCGATCCATTGGGTTACTGCGTAAGAATGTTTCATCGACAGAAAACTTCACATAATGACCAGCAGTTGAAATATCATCCATTGATAAACGATCTTCAATGGCACAAATATAAGGTTGAATCATCCAGATAAACTGTCTGCGCTCATCTTGAACATTCGCATAAGTCATCGTTGAATTTTGATCAGCTGAAAGATAGTAAGGCGGCACTCCACACAATCTTGCAATTTCAGTTGCACTATTTTGAATTGCTTCGTTATACATCATGTCTTTAGGTGAGAAAGATGTTGGATTATATTCAAGAGTAGATGTCAAGTAAGCAGTAGAACGATTAAGGCGTGCAGCCTTCCACGCAGCTAGTAATCCATTAACTTCTTTTGGATCTAGGTCGGCACCATTGTTCCGAATGTAGCCCGACGGCATTGGAGTTTGTGCAGCGATCGAAGCAGATCTGTGAATGTCAATAGCACTTTGGATAGAGCGAGCAGAAGTGTTTAGAATACCTTCATCTTTTTGAAAAGTGATAAGAGATCCAACACCGGACATTGGAACCGCAATGCCATCAATATAATATTGAGTAACAATAGTTGATGGAAAGTCTGTATCGAATGTAACGCGAGTGTTAGCAATCCACTCAGCGCGAGCCATTCTTCCGTCCTCAGAATACACTTCGCGAATAGCCCAGAAGGCCGTTCCATACATGAGCAATGAATCTATCGTCCAAAGAATCGTAACAAAACGCGATTGATTTATGGATGGCTGTTCAACCCAACGAGGTGGGGAAATTTTTTCACCTGTGGACTTCTTGTAATACTCCAGGGGAATTGTGGCAATAGTTCCCGCTATAAGATCTCTGCACCTTTTAATTGCTGGCACACTCATAGCATCTTGACGAAGCATTGATGAAACAGTGTAATAGTTATTATAAGGAAGGAACTGATCGCCCAAAATTTGAGGGGCATATTGCGCTTCGACAGTCTGCTTAGTTGGCTTTGATTCTGCTCGCGAAAATATACCCATGGCCTAAATGATAGCACAACCTAGACAGATTGCTAGTAAATGTCAAGTTATAATTTGTGGCTTTGGTGTTGGCAACATTAACTTGCTTACGGCCATTGCAACTCCGATAATGGCTGAAATGTCACCAGCTGACTTTCGCTTGATTATTCTCCAAGCTGAGTCATTGACCTTAGCTGCACAGTTATTGAATTGCTGAATAAGTTCCGCTTGCCCATTATGAACTACCTTGTGAGTTACCAATCCAGTTAAGAGATCCCCACAGGCTTGATAGAACTGCTGGCCGCTTACATCTTCGGTCATTACTCCAGCTTGTTTTAATCGATCAGCAATCGATTGGGTAGCGTACTTGTCATAACAGACTAATCGAGGGCGATAGATGTCAGACCAAGCCTTGATCGCCACAGCAATCTTCATATCATCGACTGCGACTTGAGAACTCCAAGTTTCCATAATTCCGATACCGATTCTGCCATCAGGCAGGATCTGGCCAGCAATCAATGAAGCATTGCGCCTAGAGGGGCTAACATCAAAGGCAAAGACTGTATATGCACCAACTGCGATCTCTAAGGTGTTATCGCTAGTTTCTT